AGTCGTGCACTTCGACAAACGCTACACGCTTCCACCCAAGCCGCGAGCAGACGCGATCGCCAATTACCAGTTCCTCGATCGGCTTTAGGCGATGCAGGGTAAAAACCCGCGTGTTGCCGGAGAAGCAGGCTCCTCCGTAGCGGCTGACTGAAGTTGCCGAAGGCGCGTAGTCGGTCGTATAGGTTGGAGGGGTTACGGGCATCGCCGGCGCGCCAGTCTCGGCCGTCGCCGAGCCTTGAATCATCACCTTTTGCGATTCGCGGCCAATCTTTGAAACCGAAGAAATGAAAAAGTTCGTGGTTGGTGGCGTCGTGCCGGCCGTGCAATCGACGAAGTGCTGAGTTGCCAGGGGATCGCGAATCTCAGCGAACAGCGAAGTTTCAGAATCCTTGTACACCCGGTAGCCGGCGAGGTCGGTAGCATAAAACGGAGGCCGCCAATTAAGCAGCACGCCCCGCGGCGCGGCGGTTGCAATGACGTCGCGCGGTGGATCGGGTTTACGGTCGGTTCCTCGGGTGATAGTTGTGTCCTGCGCGTCCCGGCGCGCCTGAATACGTTCGTTCGGGGTCATGTTGATCCCGTAGTTACGCCGAATGATCTTCACCGCGGCTTATCTTTCGCGCTCGTCGCCAATCGCAGGAATCAGTTCGTACAGTCGCCCGTAGGTCTCAAGCGGCACGTGCGGAGGAGAGTTCAGTGCGAGATTTCCATCCGCCGAGTGCGAGCTCAGCTGAAAGCGCAAATACACGTGCTGAATTTCTGGCGCCGAAAGGTAAGCACGATAAAGCGAATCATTCTCGGCTCCCTGGACGGCTTGCGCCGGGTTGTCAGACGGGGTGAGGGCTTCAAATGCAAACTGCGCGCCCGCGGCCAGGGAGGTTGAAAGCGTCTTGCCCACGGAGACGTTAATCAGCGAGTCGCCGTACCAGTCGATGAACGGCACGCTTGGGCGATCCGTTCCTCCGTTTACGAGCAAGATCAAATCCGCGGCGTACTGATTTCCGATGTCATCCGCTCCGGAATAGAGCTGATAGAGCTGGCCGTTGGTTGAGCCGGCATAAATCTGGAGCGCCCCAGTCGCGTCTCTCACTTGGGCGACGGTGAAAGCGTTTGAAAGCTGGCCAACGTACTGCTCGGCGTAGCCTTGGCCATAGACCGAGCCTGGCGCCTGCATATACTCGCGCAGCTTGAAGTCGTGTTTTACGGTGTAAGGCACGCCCCCGGATTGGCCTTCAATGCGCAGCTCGTCTTTCCCTTGCTGGGCGTTACGGTAGTAGACGAGCTCTACCTGGGAGAGATACGTCGAATCGATTTTGAAGAGCTCCGCGGCTTCATATTCGTCTGAGACCACAACCGGCACGCCGTTCTGAAGCGTAACCAGCTGCTTGTCGCCTGAGAGCCAAAAGAATCCGTGCGAGCCGCATTTCGTGCCCGCGCGCCGCCCCGCTATTCCCACGTTGAAGGGGCCAACCCATTGCTGAATGCCGGCCAGGTTGACCGAGAGCGCGCAATCGTGGAGCGTGCCCATCAAAATCTCTTGATCAATCTCAAAGATGGCGGTTGCTGCTTCGCCCGTGGGAAAAGTATCGATATCGTTTGCCGCCCAGCTCTGTTCTGGGCGGCCGGTAACGACTCCCGAACGGTCGTCGGCGAGAGACCCCGAGCGGCGAAGCGTAGGAGATCCGGTGTCGGCGGCGTAACAGTAGTCTCCTGCCACGGCGAACATATTCGACTGCGCCGGGATGATGCCATTCCTGGTAGGGAGTTCGTGGTTGCCATCGGTGATTGCCTGATAGCCAATCAAGGATGTTGAGCCGTTCTGCCCGTACAGCCAATTGCCAGCATTGTCGGTGGCGACATAGGGCACGAGGACTCCGTCGCCGGTTCGCCCAACCAGAAACGACCATTCCGTATCGGTCCCTGAGTAGTCGGGCAGGCCTTGAATATGAAAGTTGCAGCGGTTAGGCTGCGCGGCAAAAGACTTCCCTGGAAGATAGCGCCCGCCGATCGCGATCCTGTTGCCTGCATGGCCCCCGCCGTTTGGGTTATAGATCGCGCCATAAAACTGGTATCCGGGATTTGAACCGCCCACGGTTGATTGCGCGAGCCCTCGGTTCTCGTTGGCGATAGGCGTAGGGCCGACTAGGTTCTGAGTCGCCAGCACATCGACCGAGGTGGCGGCGTTCGCGGCCGTCACCGCTTGCGAGATCGAGCCTCCGCTAGAGGCGACGCTGGGGCCGTAATTCGTATAGGCAAGCGTGGCCGAGTTGGGCACGCTGGCGACCTTATAGACGCCATTGAAACTGTCATCGGCTACGAGATTCACGACGATGATGTCGCCGACGGAGCGTCCATGTGCGCTCTGGGTACCGATGGTGACCACATTAGCCGCGCGCGAGACGGAGGCGTTCTGGACGAGCGTTCCTGGCTGGTAAACGAAATAGCCAACGTTCCCGCCGTCGTAAGTCGTGGCAATAACCTTGATCCAATTGGCGTTGACGCCTGAAAGATTCGGGAGAGTTGCGACGGTTACTTTTTGGTTCAGCGCGACGTTTACCCGCGCGCCTGATCCGGCGACGATGGTCGCTGGCCCGCGTTCGTTGTTTGAGCTATCAAAAATGGCGACGTAAAAGAGCAAGCCGATTGAAGTTGCCGCCGATTGCCCGCCCCCTGCAGGCGTGAAAGTGATCGAAGTGTTTTCGGCTGTGGTTAGCTCTCTGACGCCATCGACGATGGTGACGTTTTGCACTTCGGCTGAGGTTGGAGCCCGCAATCCGTTGGTGCGCCAGGTCGTGCCGTCAAACCATTTCTGGTCGGTTCCGTTTCCGTAATGGAAGCGATTGTTGGCGAAATAGCCTGCGCCTTTTGCCGAGCTGCCGACCGCCGCGCCTCGCACCGTGGGAGTGGTGACCACTCCGGTTCCGGTGTTTAAAACCTGGAGCGTCGTGCCGCTCATGAACAGTACGTACTTCGTTCCGTCCCAGGTGCGATAAGGAAACATCGAATGAATGGCCGACGATGCGGTTGAATTCATCGTGACCGTCGAATAGCCCCAGCGCAGCTCCCAGAACCCCGCTTGCTTCGGTACCCAGTTCAAGCACCGAAGTGCCCGATTTCTGGGCATATTGATCGGGTTTGAGCGCGAATCTACGCCGCCCGCGTCAATTTGCTCAAACGGTTGGAGGCGAGCCATAGCTAGGTCGAGCGGACCGCGTCTTCAGACATGGCGAGCTGGAGTTTATAGTTTGGGTCGAACTGGCGCTTGGCCATGAGATCGAGGATTCCCTGCTCGTACTCTTCCTTCGCGTCTTCTGTTTTCTGGTTGGTCGAGCCGTATGCCCACTTGAAAATCTTCCATACCAGCCCCGAGACGATGGTGTTGTGCCCCCAGGCGGGAATGAGCGGCACAGCGTCGTTTGTCGAGTCGGTCGCCGGGTTCGGGATCGCCCAGCCCACTACATAAGCCGTATACGCCGCGTCTGGCGGATCCATGCGAATAACGTTGATCCCGCTTGGGTCAAGCGTGTAGCGCCCGCCTGGCGCGTTCACGTTTCCCTGCGTAGGCGAGGTAATGGTCGTGTTCTGGATCATCTCGAGCAGAGTCTCGGGATCGTACATCGGGAGCATTTCGGCCGTCTGAAAGGGATTGGTTGGGATGATGAGCGAAAACTTGGTGATTTCCTCGAGCAGGATCTCGGTCATCGCTCCGGCTGGCGTGGTCACGACCGAGGTTAGATCATACGTCGGCTGGGCCACGACCGTCTGAAAGCTAAAGACCAGGCGCCGCCACCAAAACCGCTGGCGCTTACAGATGTCCTGCAAGACCAGGCGGTAGAGGTTGGGCAGGGATAGAACCTTTTCGCCCTTGCGCTCAGAGAGCTGGTTGGCCAGCTCGAGGATTTCGGTTCGAGTCATGGGAATTAGTTCAGGGAATCAAGAAAACAGATGAGCCAGACGGCAGAAATCATGCCCAGAAGAAACCAGCAGAGATCGCGAACTTTCATACCGCGCGCGGATCGAGCAGGGCGGCAGATTGCAATGCGCGGTCTTTCGAACTGAGCACGCCGCGCCTCTCGCCTTCCCCGATGCGAATTACTTCAACCCCGGGAACGTCCGGCATGTAGCGAAAGGGGTCAATGACGATCGAGCCCGGCGCGAACTGATACCGGGTGTAACGCTCGTGCTGGCAGCCGATAAAAACCAGATGCGGGGCTTTCGTCACGTCCTTGTCTTCGGTGCACGAGTGGGCCACTCCGCGCCGTTTCAGGATGAAGGAGAGAAGCCTCGCCGGCGATCCGGTGTCGATGTTGGTTTCTGGCTTGAACGCCCGCCCCAGGATTACGACCGGAAGCTGGTGCACCTGCCAGCGGTACTCTTCGACGAGGTCTGCCAGGAATTCGCAGTGCTTTTCGCGGGCCACCATCAGCGACTCGAAGAAGTCGTACGAGAGATTCACATTGCGGGCCAGCCAGGAGAGCGCGATATTGTCGCGCGGGTGGCATCCGCCTCCGTCGCCCATGCCGGCCTTCAGGTACTTGGTCGAGATAAGGCGTCTGGTCGAAAGCTCGAGCGCCCGGTAGATGTCGTCCACTTTCATGCCGCAGCGGTGCGCCATCTCGCCGTAAAGATTCGCGAGCACAGTTTTTGCCGTGATGAAGGTGTTGTACAGCACCTTGATGCCTTCGGCGGTGCGGATGTCGGTCTTGAGCGCCGGCGCGCCATAGCAAATTGTTTCGTAAAAGTGAGCGAGCAGCGTGGCCGCTGCTGGCGAGCGAGCGCCGATCAGCCAAAATTCGGGATTAAGGAAGTCGTTGTAGACCGTCCCCATGGCGATGAACTGGGGCGAATAGACCAAGTCGAATTTCGCTCCGATGATCGGCAGCACCTCGCGCTCGATCGTCCCCGGAAGTACCGTCGAGATGACGACGCAGGGCGTCCGTTGAATCAGGTAGCGATTCACTTCTCGGACGCACTCAACCAGATAGTCGTAATTAAAATCCGCGCGCGTGTCAGGGAGAGGCGTAGCGCCTTCGTAGGCGTCGATGTGCGGTGTCTGGGGTGCCAGGAAAAGAATGTCGGCCCACTGGCAGAGCTCTTCGAGCGAGACCATCTCCATCTGCGTCTTTCGGAGCAGCTCTTCGGAATGTGCTTCCTTGAACGGGATCTCGCGCTTCAGTAGATACTGTTTAGGCGCGGCGGAAATGTCATAGCCTCGAACCCAGTGGCCGCGCGACTCGATCGAGAGAGCGACCATCAGGCCCAGCTTGCCGCAGCCAACCATGCCCACGTTCATGCGAGGACCAGCTCCGGCTTCTGCTCGAAGGCGACGCCGAGCCTCGCCTTCAACTTGCGAATATCTTCAGCCCGCGCGGGTGCAAGGTTTTGGTAGAGCTCGTCCACGTTGTCCGCTTTATGCCGCTCCAGGCGCTCTTTGTGGGTTTTGTCCCACTCGGCCTTTCCTGTAAGCGGGTGCATGTGCTCGGTGACAAAGGGCAGCGGCACGCGCCGGCCGATCGCGCTTGCGACTTCGTTCAGCCAGGTATCGTTGTAGTCACTAGAAAAGTAAGGTGGACAGAAATATCCGACCGTCTCGATCCAGGCGCGATGCAAAAAGCCATGCGTGCCAAACTGGTCGCCGTACACTCCGTCATCGCCGTGCACGAATACTAGGCGGTCCGGGAAGGCGGCAAAGGCGCGCCGTACGTAGTCGTCCCAGCCCTTGGTCTTGAAGACGATGTCGTCGCCCGCGTGCATCAGAATTTCGCCAGTTGATACTTCGGCGCAGCGGTTCCACATCTTCGAAAGCGTGATGCGCGGCCCAAGGACGTTCTTAATCTCTACGCCTTTCCAGAATTCTGGGCCGGGCGTGCAGTCGTCTAAGTCTCGGTAGAGGACAATCTCAGGCATTACCGTAGAGGTCTCTAGTAATGAGTCGATCAGCCGTTTGATATTCTCCGGCCTTCCCCTGGTCGGGCAGAGGATTGAAATCTTCATCTCCGGCACGTCCATCGGATACTGCCCGTGCACCTTGGCTTTCAGGATCGATTGCTCGCGATAAGGCTCAAAATCTCGAATCGAGTAAGAGTAGTGGCCGATGTGTCCAGGCTGGATTGAGGTGTCGCAGTAGCTCGAGATCCCGGCGTAGCGCTTGGCGACCATGCAGAACCCGACGTCTTCTCCGTACTCGATCGAAGATTTGAATGCTGGCAGAAATCGGAACCAGTAGCAGAGCTTCTGCTCGTCGAAGGCTTTGAGGCGCGCCGTCTTGATCTCTTCCGCGCGTTCGCTCGAGATCCCATAAAACTCTTTCTCCCACAGGCAATCA